AGGGCTACCGAAATCGCAGCTTCTGCCACCAGTGCAGCTGCAACAACTTTCGGTTTTTCTCGTCCAGCATTGCTAGACGATGTTGTCCCATATAAACCTACAGCTATGGGTAACATGACAAATACCAATATGCCAGATTCTACGACAAAACTTACTACAGATTGTAAGCAAGAACTTACCGTAGATTCCCGCACTGTTGGGCTGTCAGGAACAGATGAAATGAGCGTTAATTCTATAGCGTGTCGTGAGAGTTATCTTACGCAATTTCCCTGGTCCGTTACCGCAACTCCGGAAACATATCTATTTCAAATAGAGGTGAATCCGCAGGTATGGGACTATGTTTCGACTAACACCCTAGATGAATTGCACATGCCAGCATGTGCTTTTGCTACTTTACCTTTTGGATATTGGAGGGGATCTATGAAATACCGTTTTCAGATAGTATCCTCCGCCTATCATAAAGGTAGACTTAAGATTGTCTATGAACCTTATGCTTTTGGCTCTAATGAATATAATACCAATTATACTTACATAGTAGACATAGCAGAAGATAAGGATTTCACGGTCAATATTGGGTGGGGTTCGGAGCATCCTTGGAGTAGACTTGTAACCCCTGGAAGGGGTCGATCTACGGACAGTCCACCCTTCGTTACAGGAGGGAGTACTGTTACTAGTCCTCCTGGGAGGAGAGCAAATGGTTTGTTACGTGTTTACGTAGTGAACGAATTGACTATCCCCAACTCGTCAGTAAACAATGACGTAAGTGTCAATGTTTTCGTATCCGCTGGTGAAGATTTTTGTGTAGCTAATCCTACCAACTCCATCAATGAATATTCATTTTTTAATGAGCCTTCAGCTGCCGGCAACGGTAATGGTAACAATAACAATAATAATAATAATAATAATAATAAGAATAAACATATGAATAGAATTGTTGCCCAAGCTGAAGACGAAATGAAAGCATCGGATGCCGATGCTACTGACGAGCCCAGTAAACCTCTCGATCAAGGTTTGGATCACACTATATTGCAGCGGCAAGATAACGCCACAGCTTATGACCATATCTTTTTCGGGGAAACGATTGCTTCCTTTAGAGCTTTGCTCAAGAGGTACAATCGCGCCTTTTATTCCATCTTTGTGGTAGATGGAACTAATATTAATTTATTCACCGACACGAGGAGATCTTTTCCTCCGTATAAAGGTTATGCCCCTGGTGCTATTTCGACAGTGCCATTAGGGAAGTACAATTATTCGATGATGACGTTAATAAATTATTTAACTCCAGCTTTTTGTGGCTGGAGGGGCGGTTTGCGTTATAAGGTTAACGTGAACACAATTGGTACGTCAGGATACGTTGGCCTCACCGTTACACGTCTTCCTGCGTCCGGATTGGGTGTTTCGCAATCTCAAGAAACTCTTGATTTTGCTACTCCCAATTCTGCTCAAAAGATTTTGACGGACACAGGTGTATCTTCCACTTCTGGTGGATCACACGCGACTAATTTATCTGTCGTACCAAATTTAGAATTTGAAATACCTTATGCTATTGCGAAAAGGTTTTCACCTGCTCGACAAGCAGATACTACGAGTCCTCTTCCTAATCAATTACAATTTGATGACGAGGATACTCCATTTCAAGTTCAATGCTTCATGAGATTATCAGATGTGCGCGAAGAGGGCATCTTTTATGATTATCATGTAGCAGCCGCCGAAGATTTTTCTTTATTTTTCTTCGTTGGCGCGCCTATTATGTATCATGGTGTTACCACACCCAGTTAATCATAATAAGCAAATCTATAAGGATACTATTACGTTTGTATCCGAAATCCTATGGGCAGTCCATAGGTGGTCTTAACGG